TAATCAAAGCCCACAGCTAAAGGCAATACTTAAGAAGCGTAAGAGCGATTTATATTTTCCGGACGGTATGGCTAAAATGCAAGCTTTAGGTAAAAACTCCGATACCTTAGACGGCTTAAACGCTCACGGCGTTATTATGGACGAGCTACACGGAGTAAAAGACCGTAATTTATACGAAGTTATGAAGCAATCGCAGAGCGCAAGGCGTCAGCCGTTGCTAATTATGATAACGACCGCCGGCACCGTTCGCGAGTGTATTTTTGATGATATATACAGCTACGCCGAGAACGTGCTAAACGGTACTTTTACGGATCCGCATTTTTTACCGATTATTTACGAGCTCGACAACGTGAAAGAATGGAAAAGCGCGAAAAATTGGGCTAAGGCTAACCCAGGCTTAGGCACTATTAAAAAGCTTTCGGACTTGCAAGCTAAAGTAGAAAAAGCTAAACAAAGCCCGGTAGACCTTAACGGTATACTCGTAAAAGATTTTAACGTGAGGGGTACTAAGTCCACCGCGTGGCTTTCGTTCGACGACATTAACAACGAGGCTACTTTTGATATTACAGCCTTTAAAGGTAAGTACGCGATAGGCGGCGCCGACCTCTCTATAACGACCGACTTAACGGCGGCTACAATACTTTTATACGACCCGGAAAGCGAGACGTATTTAGTAAAACAAATGTATTGGATACCGGAGGCAAACGTAGAGGAGCGCGTTAAAACCGATAAAATACCGTACGACAAATGGCACGACCAGGGGCTTATAAGATTTTGTAAAGGTAATACGATTAACTATAGCGACGTTACGGCGTGGTTTATGGAAATCGTACAAATATACCATATAACCCCGGCGTGGATATACTACGATAGCTACAGCGCTCGCTATTGGGTCGAGGAAATGGAAAGCAAGGGCTTTAGAATGGTCCGAGCTATCCAGGGAGCTAAAACGCTTAGCATACCTATGCAGAAGCTAGGCGCCGACCTCCAGGCTAAGCGCGTTAATTATAACAATAACCCTATTTTAAAATGGTGCTTAACTAATACCGGCGTACAGCAAGACCGAAACGGTAATATAGTACCGGTTAAAAACCAGGCGGCTAAAATGCGTATAGACGGCACCGCGTCGCTACTTGACGCTTACGTAGGCTTAAACGAGCACTATTTAGAGTTTATGAATTTACACGTTAGGAGGTAGAAAGAATGGCTAAACCAAGACTAGACAAAACAAAATTTTTAGACCGGTACCGCGTGGGCGTGGTTTTCCTGGAGCGCTACGAGAGGCGTAAAGCCTCCGGCGACGTTACTATCGTACTCGAGCGAGCTAAGGGGCTACACCTGGAGGAAATGGCGCAAGTAGAGGAGGCTATAAACGCCGTACGCTACGAACCTTATAAAAATATACTCTATGCTAGGTACATTAGTTTACTAGATTACTATACTATCGGTAAACAAGTAAACCAAACACCGCAGACCGTACAGCGTAGAATATATAGAGCTTTAAAATATATTGAAATTCCGGAGGGGGTGCAAGTATGAAAAATTTAAAAGATAAGCGTATCGAAATTAGAACGCTCGACGAAATGACAGAGGAATATATAACGGTCGCCACCGTGTGGGCTCACTTTAGAAGCTTAAGCGTAAAAGAAGCTTTTAACGCCGGAGCCGATACAGCGTGGGAAAACGTATATTTTACGTTTATGCGTCCGGTCGATTTTGAGCTAAATACTTATTGCTCTATCTTGTATAACGGCAACGAATACGAAATAGTAGCTATAGACTTATTCGAAGATACGCCCGGCGATAATATCCGCGTCCAGGCGCGCCGCCGTTATTGGTAAGAATGATAGCACAGTAGAGAGAGGGGAGCCCGGCGGCTCCTCTTTTTCTTTGTTCAAAGATTATTTACAAATAGCCTATTGACAAAAGCATATAAAAAGCATATAATAAGCATAGCGAAATATTGAAAGGAGGGCGTTATAAAATGCTCAAAGTGAATAAAACCAAATACGAGAAACAGCTAGCGCTTAAATGTATTAGCAATAAAGAGCTAGCAGAGGCTACCGGGCTTAACGTTATGACTATTTCAAGGCTTGCGAACGGTCAAACGGTACCGCGTCCGGCTACTATTCGCAAAATAACAAAAGTGTTAGAGTGTGAACCGGCGGACATTTTGGAGGAGGTGGAGGAATGAGCGCGCGAGTAATTGCCTTTTGTAATCAAAAGGGAGGCGTAGCAAAGACTACGACCGTATTAAACACCGGCGCCGCCCTCGCTAAGTCCGGTAAGCGCGTTTTATTGATTGATACGGACGCGCAAGGCTCGCTAAGTGTTAGCGTAGGGCTCGAGGAGCTTACCGACCAGGACGTAACAACGTACGAGCTTTTAGTAGAGGGAGCAGACACCGCCGACGCGATCCGCGACAACCTGGGCGCCGGTTATGATGTTATACCGGCAGATATTAGACTATCAGCCGCAGACCTTAAGCTTGTTAGCATACCAGGACGCGAGACACTTTTAAAGGACGCTATAGAGCCGTTCGTAAGCGAGTACGATTATATTTTAATTGATTGCCCGCCGAACCTATCTATAGTAACTATGAATTGTTTAACGGCGGCTACCGAGCTTATAGTACCGTTACAAGCTAACTACTTAGCTTTAAGCGGTCTAACACTTTTGTTAGATACCGTCGAGCTAGTACAAAAGCGAGTTAATAAAAAGCTTAAGCTTTCCGGCGTATTGCTCACAATGTATAAAGGCAGAACGAAACACGCCCAGGAAATCAAAGAGCAAGTAGCCGACTTTTTCGGCGATAAAGTTTTTAATACGGTAATACGCGATAATATCGCACTAGCCGACGCTCCGGCGCGTGGTATGGATATTTACCAATACGACCCACGAAGCAACGGCGCTAGCGACTACGCAGACTTTACCCAGGAAATTATAAGAATGGAGGCGACGAAATGAGTAAACGACCGGAGGCTAAAAACCCTTTGAGCAAAAAAGCCGGAGCTCTCGAAAGTATAGTAAGTGAGAGCACAGTAGAGGAGAGCAAGCCGAGCCGCAAAGCTCCTAGCTCTATAAACGAGGTACGCGCTACTTTCATAGTAGACAGCGAAAAGCTACAGCTATTAAAAGATTACGCTTATATCGAACGTAAGCAAATTAAGGACGTAGTAGACGAAATGCTTACCGAGTTCTTAAGCGCCCACTTTGACAACGACCGAGCTATAAACGGTAATACGTGGGATAAGTAAACTATATTACTAGTAAACTAGTAAACAAGATTAAAAGAAAGCGAGGTTATTATATTATATGATTATTTTTACACCGCAAGAGTACGAGCAATGGAGCAACGTACTAGAAGCATACGTAGCGGCACGTAAAGAGGCTTATAAGCTACCGGAGGCTAAACGCTTTAGAGCCTTAAGCAAAGCCGACGACGTTTTTACAAACGACCGCGACCGCGTTGTAAGCGTGGCACACGAGCGCACTATACAAGGCTTTTCGACCGTTAAGCTTTACGAGGACACCGTAGCCGCGATTATGTACGACGTATGGCGCCAAATTCGCACAAATGAAATCAGTATAGAAAATGGCGGCGTAGCAATGAGGCACCCGGCGGAGACCTGGGACGACTTAGACATATACGAGCAAGTAGACGAGCTTAACCGCAGACCGGACGGCGCCGAGTATTATACTAAGGTTTTAAAACTGTGGGATAGATACCAGGAGGGCGACATAACGAGAGCCGAAGCCGAGCCGCATAAAGACTATATGCCGATACGCGTAGAAATTGCCGTAGATATGGCACTAGATAAAATAGACGGCGAAGCGTTGCCGGCGATCCGTGGCACTAACTACCCTAAGCAACTTATTTACACTACCGACGCCGTAACGCAAAAAATATTTAGCGGCGAGCTCGTAAGTAAAACACTTGCACCGGTAAGGGTAAGCCCTAAGAAATCCGAGGAGCCTATAAATACCGTAGTTATGATAGACTACGAGCACCTCGAGGGCGTGAGCTTTTCAAGACAAAAGGCTTTTACTCCGTTCGATAGGGAAGTATTAAACGCCGTTACTACTCTTTACGTAGAGGGTAACAACGAATACATTACAGCCGAAGCAATCTATAAAATTATGACCGGCGACACCAAAGCGAGACTACAGCCGGTAATGCGTGAAAAGATTGTAGAAAGTATGGCAATTTTGGGGCGTACATTCGTAAAGATTGACGCCACAAGGGAGGCGCTCGAGTTTTATAACGTAGACCGTATGGAGTTCGAGGAGAGCGCGCTTATAATTCGTAAGGCGACCGTAGAGCGCGGCAAGGAAAGAGTAGACGCCTACCAAATCTTAGGCGCTCCGATACTTTACAAATATGCTAGCGGTAAAAAGCAAATCGGACGAGCTCCGGCTAAGCTCTTAAAGAGCTCGCTTAAGACGTCCGAGGAAATCATAATATTAAAAGGCTACTTGCTCCGACGCGTTGAGCAAATGAAGAACAGCGCAAGGACTAGCCGAAATATACGTTATGCTACCATTTTCGAGAGCCTGGGAACGTTCGACGGTCTCACGGATCCGCAGAAAGTGAAGAAGCGCGGAAAGCTTTATAAATTCATTGATACCATTTTAAGCGAGTGGGTAACAGACGGCTATATTACTAGCTACAGCGTAAACAAGAATAACAACACCTACGAAAGTATCACTATAGCAATATAGCGAAAGCTTAACCGACCCCGGTATATAACATTATTCTACCATAACAAAAACTTTTTAAGGGTGTATTAAGTGGGGTAGATAGGTGTATTAAGTGGGGTAGGGGGGTGTATTATCTAGGGTAGATAGGTGTATTAAGTGGGGTAGCTCATTTTGTTATAAAACGCCTAAAACCCTTGCTATATAAGGCTTTTCAGCATAACAAAAAAAAGCGATAAGTATTATAAGCTTTAATAAGCTTTATAATAGGAGCGGCGCCACTTATGGCGCGCCCCTCCTACTGTGCTCTCATATATCTTGTAAGGGTGTGAGAGTACGAAACCATAACCGCGGAGGTATGGGAAATAAAAAAGGCGTTTAACCTATCGACCCGACTAAAAGTAGATAAGGCAAAACGCCCAGGACAAAAAGCCCATACTCCTATTATATCAGTTTTTCAAAATATTTAAAGGAGTAAAAAGAAATGAGTAACAAAATTTACACAATCGACACAATTAAAGAGCACCAGGACAAAGCCGGCGAGCTTTTCGAGTTTAGCGAGGTTATAGCTATTATGCGCGAAAATGGCGAGCTTAGCGAAAAGCTTTTACTAGCTTTTACCCTGGGATATATGAAAGCGAAAGAAGTAGAGGAGGCTTAAGACTATGAGCGAAATTTATACTATGGAGCAATGGGAAAACGACCGCACTTTTAAGGCGGAGCCAGGGCAACAGATAGCTCCGGAAATTTACGAGCAAATGCTTAATTGTATGCCGCCGGAGCACTTACCACGCGATAAGGCGCGCCAGGCTTTACAAGATTATAATATTCCGGTACACGCCGGCTTTTTAATGGGAGAGCCCCACAGCTCAAACGAAAAGGGCGAGCAATTATATTTAGCTTTCGGTATGAATGACTACGGAAGCGGGACGCGTAAGGATCCGAAATATTTTTATTTAGGTTTATCGGTAAAAGAGCCGGAGCTACACGGCGAGTATTATTTTTTTGATTGCCTTAACGCTTTCTTAACCGACCGATATTTTAAGCTTTCGGCTTTCGAGGGCGACCAGGACGCTATTAAAACGGCGGCAAACTATGAGGCTACTTTATACAAGTACAAATTTAATCACGGCGAGAGGGTAGAAAGTAGCGTATTATACGACCCTTATAGAAGCTTTGAAGAAACGGAGGGCTAAACGTGAGTAAAAAGCAAGAGTTAATAGACTACGTTAAAAATCTTACACCGGAGCAAGTAGAGAAAGTTTTAAAACGTTTACCGGAGTTAGAGAGAATAGTAAAAGAGGAGGCGGCGCCAAATGGAATATAAACACGTACCGGCAGAGCTTAAGGCGTTGCCGCAATGGGTAGCTTTTAAGCTCGTAGACCGTGGGAACGGTAACAAGGGCAAAGTACCGGTAAACCCTAAGACCGGAGAAAACGCGAAAGCTAACGACCCTACGACCTGGGGAACGTTCGACCAGGCTATAACAGCCGTAGAGCTTTACGAGCTCGAGGGCGTGGGCTTTGAATTTGCTAACGGTATTTTTGGCGTAGACCTCGACCACGTTATAGACGGATCCGGAGCGATTACCCCGGAGGCTAAGGACGTAGTAGAGACTATGGCAAGCTATACCGAGCTTAGCCCTAGCGGTACCGGCTTACATATTCTTTGTAAGGGTACCGTACCACCTGGAGACCGTCGAAACGGTTTTATAGAAATGTACGGAGAAGCTCGTTTTTTTACCGTAACCGGTAAGCTGTTCGGAGAGCCTCGAGCCCTCGAGGAACGTACCGCAGAAGCCGCAAAGGTGCATAAAAAATATATTTACCGCGAACGCTCCGAAACGTCCGGAGCTCCGACCGGGGAGGCGGTAAGCGTAGACATAAGCGACAACGAGCTTTTAGAAAAAGCTTTCGCGAGCTCCAGGGGCTCCGATATTCGTAAGTTATGGGAGGGCGACACCTCCGGACATAACGGAGACCATAGCGCCGCAGACCTCGCGCTTGTACGTGATTTAGCATATTGGACGAACGGCGACGCCGGGCGTATTGATAGACTTTTTAGAGCCTCCGGGCTTATGCGTCCTAAGTGGGATAGAAAGACCGGCGGCACTACGTACGGAGCAAATACAATAGCTTTTGTATTACGAGACTTTAAGCCCTTTACTGTGCAAACACCGCTAAAGCGTATTACGTCAAACGGTAAAGAGATTTATAACGCCGATAAAGTGAGAGAGGAGGCGGCACCAATGACAGCACAAGCTAAAAGCGAGCCGGTACAAGCTCCGGAGCTTACGAGCGCTTACGATTATTTAAAAGCGAATTTTAAAACCGATAGAGACCAATTTAAAGGCTATAAACAGCGTAAAACCGGCTTTGCTAATATTGACGATAAGACCGGCGGCTTATATCCTGGGCTTTACGTGGTAGGCGCTCAAAGCTCATTAGGTAAAACGACCTTTATACATCAAATGGGCGACCAATTAGCCGAAGCCGGCGACACCGTTTTATTTTTCAGTTTAGAGCAATCGCTTTTTGAATTGAGTACAAAGAGCTTAGCGCGAGAAAGCTTTAAGCAGAATACGAGCCAGGACGCCGGAGCCGTTAGCGCTATCGAATTACGCGCCGGATCCGTAACGACTAAGGTAAAAGACGGATATAAAAACTATATGCAATACGCTAAGCGCGTAATAATTAAAGAGTGTAATTTTGACGAAAATATCGAGAGTATAGAGGCGACCGTTAAGAAGTTTATAGCCGATACCGGTATAAAGCCGGTAGTTATTATAGACTATTTGCAGATTATACCGGCGCTTGACCCTCGTATGAGCGACAAGGAAAAGACCGACCAACATATGAAGCGCTTAAAGATTTTACAGCGTAACAATGATTTAGTTTTATTCGTTATTTCCGCGCTTAATCGAGCTAACTATACTACCGAAATATCTTTCGAGAGTTTTAAGGAAAGCGGCGGTATAGAGTACACCGCCGACGTTATATGGGGTATGCAATATAGTGTTATTTCTACCGACCCGGTTTTTAAGAGTAACGCCCAGGGTAAGCAGAACGAGCAACGCCGTAAGATACGAGAAGCTAAGACCGCGACGCCTCGAAAAATTGAGCTAGTATGCTTAAAAAATAGATACGGTAGAGACTATAGCGCCTATTTCAAGTATTACCCTAAATATGATTACTTTGAGAGAGACGTAGAAACGGAGCAAATAAGAGCACAAGATGAGAAAACTAAATAAACCTTGCTACAGC